ACAACGCCTGCACGATGCAGACATACATCGACCATGAGACGAAGGGCGAGAAGCTGCACGTCCAATTTTATGACGGCGCGGCCAGCGACCACCTCTATACCGTCGCGGCCCCCTGGACGAGTTTCACGGAGATGCGGGCAGATATCGTCGCGATGTGCCGTCAACTGAGTTATCGCGGGTTGCCCGTCACCGACCTCCTCTTGGGCACCGACGTTGCGGACGCAGTTTTGCAGTTCGAGGACCTGCAAAGGCTGTTGGATAAAAACAGCGGTATCGCCGTCGGCTCCATTCGCGAACAGCTCACCGTTTATGCCGGAGTGGTCCTGCTGGGCGTTATCAACTTCGGCGGTTTCCAACTCAATCTCATCTCTGTGGACGAGAGTTACATGGACGACGACGGCACGACCAAGCCCTATTTCCCCAGAACGAGCGCGATGGTCACGGCACCCGGTTGCGGGCACTTCATGTACGGCCAGATAACGCAAATCGATTTCGGCAGTACGGTCCCCGTCTCCCATCCCGGCGTACGTGTTCCTAAGTTCACGGTAGACCAGGACAACGATATCCGCAAGATGCGTCTTGCGTCTCGTCCCCTGGCCGCGCCCAAAAATTATTGTCCGTACATCTATGCGGAAAATGTCGTGGAGTGAGCGAATATGAAAAGTATCGTTATCCGCAGCGGCGTATATGGTTTTCGGACGGAGACGGGCCGCGTTAGGCCCATTCCAAAGGGGGAACGCGTTTCTGTTCCTGACGAAGAGGCCGCGCGTTTGGTTGCCCTGGGCGTCGCTACTTTCGTGGATGGACCACACGCGCCCCCTGTTCCACCGCTTGGTCCTGCTCCGTCCGAGGTATCCGATATCCATGACGAGGAACCGCCCGCAGAGGACGGCGAGATAGCGTCCACAGAGAACGATATGGACAGCGAAGAGGCGTGCGCGGATGAGGATGGGGCCGTGTCTGACGAGGAAGAAGTCGCTTCGGACGAGGAAGAGATCGCCCGTCTGGAACGCATGACGCGCGCCGAACTGGAACAGATGGCTCAGGACTTGGGTCTGGACGCCACCGGGGCGAAGAACAAGCACGAACTGGCGGTCCTTATCGCGGCGGCGGACTTCGTCCCCGACCCGGACGACGCGGGCATCGTGTCATGATGAATTTCAAAGAGATGGTCGCGCGGGACCATCGTAAAGTATTCCTCAACCCGAACGAGTTCGCCGAGCGCCGCACCATCCGTTACGACGGCCCGGACGGCCCGGACTATCCGGACATCCCCGTCGTTTTGCAAGACCCGTCCTTAGAACGTCGCGACCGGGATGAAAGTGACCACGTTCGGGGGCTGCACAAGGCGGCGCTGGTCCTCTACTGCGCGCGCGCAGACTTAGGCGGCAAACTGCCGGGAGTGGGTAAAAGTTTGGATATCTCTCCCGGCAAAGGTGAACGAATTTTCCGCAAATACAAAGTCATTTCCGCGACCGACCAAATGGGGATGCTGCGCGTAGAATTGGAGGCGACGGTCCAACAATGTCGATAGTCAATGTAACGTTCGCCGGGGCCGAAACGCTCGACCGTGCAAAAGCGCTTTTGTCCGGCGTCGAGGGCGGTTTTGACAAAGCGCTCAGGGACGCGCAGAAGCGCGCGGTCTCCCATCTCCGCAGTCACAGCGCGGCGGCAATTCGGGAACAATACGCTATCTCGACAGCCAACATCCGCGCCAATCAAAATGTCACGGTCCGCTACTCCTACGACCACGGTCTTGAAGCTCAAGTCACCTTCGCGGGACGTAAGATACCGCTTTACCGTTACGACGGGGCCTCCCCCGCACAACCCGCGTGGGACCGCAGTCGATGGGTCAAAGTCCCCGTCAAAGGGAAAATGACCTGGGTGCATCCGGGCCTCCCCGCGCGTGGCCACCAAAAGCGCGATACATCGCCCAAGCTCTTCCAGGGGGCTTTTATCATGCGGATGAAGTCGGGGCACGTCGGTATCTTTGAACGGACCGGCGGCATGACTTCGACAGGCAGAGACGAGACACAGGAGATCATGGGTTCCTCGCCGCCCCAGATGTTGGGCAATGAGGAAGTCTCGAAAAAGCTGGAAGACGATACCGCAGAGGTCTTTATGGAACGCTTCGAGCGCAACGTCCCGGCTATTTTGAGCGGTTATTGGAGGTGACGGTTTTATGACAAAGATCATGCTTTTGGAGCAACTAAAAGCATTCACCGAAGAGCGGACCCAAGACCTCCTTCTCCCGGTCCCGCCGAGCGACGAGGACGAGCATCCTGCTGACCGTGCGGCGATAGTTTTTGTCCCGCGTCTGCCGGAGTTGCACAGTTATGAACGTGAGACGCCGTTCATCACGCATGAGGTCTTGACCAGCAAAGACGTCCTCGAAGGACGCTATGGTATACGTTCTACTGCGGTCGTGCGAAGTTGTTTCTGCGTCTACAACGAAAACGACCAGGAGGGCGTTTTGGCCCTTCTGAACTTGATGGAACGTTTGCGCATCGGTCTGCTCGAAGAGGTCTTCCTCGGCAAACAATTCGAGCTGGACGTCAACGCTGGCCTCGAAACCCTGGTCTATCCGCAAGACCCGTTCCAACAGGAACTTTCGCCCTTCCATTTGGGCGAGATGATAAGCACTTGGAGGCTCCCGGCTATCGAAAGGAAGGTACCACATGGACAAGGAAATGGAAACCTCGAACGGCAAGGTCCCGGCCCCGCCTGTTTCGGCGGAACGGCAGGATACTGCAAAAAAGACGAAAAAGGACGATAAACTGCATTTCTATATCGGCCCCACGCTGCATGGTCTCATCCGTCACGGGGATATGCTTCGGGGCGACAAGTCGAAGGCGAAAGACATTATCGCGAAGTACCCCGAAGTGAAGACGCTTCTGGTACCCGCTGAGGCGTTCCCGTCGGCGAGACTGCGCGTCAAACAGCCCGGTAACGCGTTGTACGCAAGCTATCAAAAAATCGTCCGCGTGGCGCAGGTGGACGCCTGCATGACGGCGGTGGGCGTCGTGCCTGACCTGTTGCTCGCCCCCGGCTGGTCGCACGATCCGGTCGTCGCGGCGATGCTGGCGACGAAAGCCGCCGGTATCAACGGTCTGTTTGGAGCGAAAGCGCTCATCGACGCGAATTGCGGCAAGGATGGCGTTCGCGAGTATTCCGCCCTCCCGGCTTACAAAAACAAAAACAACTTCGTAGATGTGAACCAGATCCTCTGCTGGCCTATGGTCAAACTGGGCGACTACAAGTTCCATTTTTCCACACAACTTGCGGGTCTGATTGCAACGGTGGATGCGGACAACGAGGGCGTTCCCTACGAAAGCCCGTCCAACAAGAATCTCAAGATCGACGGCGCTTGTCTCGCTGACGGTACGGAGGTCAATCTGACCTGGGAGCAAGTCAACCTGATCGCGGGCAGTTACGGCGCGGTGACGGCCCTCAACTTTCTCTCGATGGGTTGGACCGCGAAGGGGAATTACACCGCGTGTTTCCCCGGCAACACCGACGTGAAAGACCAATTCATTCCTGTTTCGCGAATGTTCGACTGGGTGTCCGGGACGCTGATCCGCACGTTCTGGATCAAGCTGGACAACCCGATGGATACGCGCCTGAGGGATACGATCCTTGATACTTGCAACATCTGGCTCAACGGTCTCGTCAGCAGCGGCTATCTCTTGGGCGCGCGGGCGACGTACCTCGAAAGTGAGAACAGCGAGACAGACCTGATGGCGGGTATCCTCCACTTCCACCTGTATCTCACGCCGCCCAGCCCGTTGCAGGAATGAGATTTCACGCTGGAGTACGATGTCAACTATTTGAAGTCCGCGCTGGCGGTGTAGGGAAGGAGACGAGGAACGATGAGCCAACAGGCTGCAGCTTATGTCCAACTGGAGATCTACGCGGACAGCGTGAACTATATGGGCGTGGCGGAGGTCCAGCTCCCTGCAATCACCTATCCCTGCGTCAACATCGTCGGCGCGGGGATGATGGGGAACATGGAGGTCCCGCTCTACGGCATGATCGACAACATGACGACCCACATCAAATGGCTCACGCCCCACGGAGATTCCGTAAAACTGATGTCGCCCGAGAAGCACCAGCTCGATATGCGCGTGGTCGAGGAGTATTGGGACGTGGAGGAGGCTGAGGTCGGCACTTGGGTGGACAAGTATGTGATGCCCGTCCGCCCCAAGACCGTCTCCCCCGGCACAGTAAAGCCCATGTCCTCCGCCGACACCAGCGGCGAATACGTCGTGTACTATTACGCCGCCTACCGAGACGGCAGACAGCTCTGGGAGATCGACAAACGCAATATGAAGTGCGTCATCGGCGGCGTGGACTACATGGCTTCGGTCCGCAAGGGACTGGGCAAGCAGTAAAAACCAGGGTCCCGGATAACGCAAAAATGTCCGGGACCGTCATTAAGAAAGGGGCATAAAGATCATGGATGAAAAGGCTAATATCACTGTTCAGCAAAACGAAGAGGAAAAGAAGG